TGTCTGTGCCCAAGTTTGATAGGTTTAACGCTAGGTTTCCAGCGCCTCCAACGTTGAAGTCTTTGTTTGTTTCTTTAACTACAAGCACCGGTGCTTCTGGACTGACTTTTTGGCAGTCACCCTGCGTCCACATATCAAGCATAACGTCACCGATGATTTTAATCATTACATTAATTTCAGCATTTTGAACACAGTGTCTAGTTTGACCTGGTTCATTTTGTTTTGTAGAGTCTTACGTAAACCTTGGTGCAATGGCTTGGGCCAATTGCCAAAACTTACCCACGCATATCCATCGTGTTCTGTATTCAATTTTGGAATAAATTCTTTTTCTACGACACATAGGAAAGTATGGTATAAAAAGTTTTCGTCGTTGCTGATAAAAGTTTCCATAGGTATTTTCTTTTTGATATCCACTTCACCTATTTCTTCTTTAATCTCACGGTTTAAACCTTCCCATAAATTTTCATTTACAGTGGTGCCGCCAACCAATCCCCACACATGATTTTGTTTACTTTGCACTCTATGAAGTAATAAAAACCTTTGGGTATCCAAAGTATAGAAGAGTGCACCGCACCCGATAATTTTACTGCTCATGTAAATAATTATGTGATTAGGATATCTTCCAGGTTCCTTTACGATATTCGCCTTCGAAACTTAATATCCATTCTGTACCATTCCATTTATATTGGATACCAGTTTTTAAATTGGTAATGTATGTTGGAGTAAATGTGCTGTCACCTGGATCTTTGTTTGCACTTGCGTCAAAAATTACTTCCCAATTAGTTCCATTCCATTCAACAATGTCGTTTGCACTTGCAACTAAATCTATATTGCTGTCACCTTTCCATGCATCTGCACCATCAACGTTTTGTGTGCTACCAATATCTTTAAGTAATAGCAACCGTTTTCCATTTTGTTTCATTGCACTAGGGTTAAATGTTGTTGGATCTACAATTAAATCTACACTGCCCCTAGTATCTTGAGGTCCTACTATTACTGTGTCTGTAGGTATTGTGTCCATGTCCCATGTGACCAATAATTGCATAGGATTTGATTCATTCAAAGCCACAGTGCCTACAACTGGAACATCAATTCCTTCTCTATTCAACTGCACTTTGCTTAAACCTGCTTTGAAATTTGGAAGAACATCAAGGTATCCATTCCATGCAAGTCCACCTATTACACCTTTGTCAATTATAGATACTGTTTGTCCAAGCACGTAAATATCGAACTGTGTTCCTGTTGTTCCTTGTACACTTGAAGTGTCTTTTCTAGATGCAACACTTGTATCGATACTTCCATCTGCATTTGTTCTAATAGATGCCTTAATACTTTTTTCGTAATCATCTTGGTAAGCCATTAACTCTGGCATAGACTGACTTAAATCTATATTACCTGTCTTTTCATTGAATATACTGGTAATAATGTGCGTTATTACACCTAATTTTTTTACTTTTGTTGGTGGACTAATAAAAATAGGCATACTGAAAGTTAAAGATGCTACATCAACTTCTGTTTCTGTCCCTACAGGAATAGTTCTACTTGAAAAAGAAATATTGTTAAGTTCTACAACACTTAAACTTGTCCAATCGATGTAGTTGTCTGTTGTTTGTATTTCTAAACTTGGATTGAATAACATACATATCTGTTCTAATATTTGTAATTTTTGTTCTGTATTACTTGTCCATATGTCACAATTCACTGTCAGTGTATATGGAGTAGGCATTAATCTTTCAACTGTAACATTTTTTCCCTGTGTGTTTAGATATTCTTTTTTATTTGAGTCATATGCCCGTTCTCTTACATGAACCTTACTAACAAAACTTGCGTCTGACAGTCTTGTTCTATCCATTTCTAAATTAGTCACATATATTCCCATTCGAGGAACACTAGGTAATTTATTTTCTGAATTATCTCTTATGATATGCGACACTTGTCTCGTCATATCACCATACATAACAGGTATTGTACGCAATGCACCATCTCCATCCTTATAAGAGAAATTACTCATGAGTCTTATGACCTGTGTAATATATCTTCTAATTTGTCCATCGTAAAAATGTTGCATTATTTTTTACCTTTTTTGTTTGCATTTATGTATCTTCTAAACACAGCGGCTTCTTTACTTTTTCCAGCCGCCTTTGCTCTTTGTTCCATGCTTACTGCCGCTTGTATTTTATGAGCATGGCTTCTACCAGAATTACGTATTCTTGACACACTTGCTCTTGCAGTTGATACATTTTTATAACCTAATTTTTTAATAGTGTCTTTAGGATTGTCGTCAGTGTACAAGTCTCCTTTTTTCTTTTTTTCGTTGATTTTATTACCAACAGGCTCGTAGTATGTTCTTACTTTACCCATAAAATCTTTAGTGACCTTTTTAAGTCCTACTGCTTTTTCTGTACCTGGTATAGGTATACCCCAAAGTTCACGTAATTTCATTATCCATCCGCCTTAGGTTTCAATGCTTTTGATAAACTTTGTCTTTCAGTCACTGTTTCACCTGCTATGGTTGAAGATTTAGTGTTGTTTACGAAAGTTCCTTTTAAGTTACTTCTTGTGTCTGTATTTGTTAAAGTCATACGCACATTATCTTCCATTTTCACCCAACGTCCGCCATCATATCTAAACAATCTATTAGGTAAAAAATCAGTCCGTAAAAAATAATCCCCTTTGTCCGATGCACTAGGAAAACTTATTCCGAATCCAAATACTTCTCCGTTAGGTGCTAAACCGTCACCTAAGAGATAACCATCGTATCCTGATTTATCAGGTGTTTGATTTATCCTATCTGCTAAAGTGTTGTGTGTAGTTGTATCTAATGTAGACGTATCTGTTGTTACAAGTTCAGGTTTTCCTTTATCATCAACCTGTAAAGTATACAAATTTTTTGTTTCATAACCCGATTTTTTTGTGTCCTCTTCTGCTTGAGCAACAACGGCATTATTGATTTGCATTTCTTTTTCAAATGTAGAAAGTACATCTCGTAATGTCTTTCCGTCTCCTGTGCCAGCGTCTTTTTGTAAAATTTCTTTAAATTCTTGACTGTCGTATATCTGTTTTAATTTTATTCTGTATAAGTGTGGGTACCAAGTTTGTGAAAAACCTTCTGCCGCCCTATTAATATCTTCCACTACGTAGAATCTTTTTAGTGCAACATTAAAATCATTTAAAGCATACTCATCTTTCAAGTGCGGTAGTTCAAATACGTCACCTGGCATCACTTTCCTACCTAATGTTTTCACACTTGTTGTTATAGGCATTGTCATAAAAAGTGTGTCATTTTGTAAAAACAATCCAAATTGACTCATGTCAAAGTCAATATCTTGTACGTTGTAAATGCCTCTTAATGTGTAAATTGAAGAGTCATATTTTCTATCACGATTTTCTAAAAACAGCATATCTTGGATATTGGTTTCTTTTACAGCATCGTATCTAGGTTCTGCAGATGTGGCATCTGCTTCTGCTGGATTTTTAGGACCTAGATATTTGTGTACAAATACGTCAGTACCGCCCACAGTGAACATCTCTACTACGGTCTTATCTAAAAACGTGTAATCATGACCTTTTTCCGGCTTATATAGACTTAATCTTGGCATAGACATATATTTATCGGATGGTAGTGAGTGATAAATATATGTAAGGAACGTATAAAATGGCAATTTTAACCACAGATAAACAAGAGATATTCGACTACGTATTCAATTCACTGGGCGGTGGAATGGTTGATGTAGAACTGGATCCGTCACACTATGAAACTGCTATAAAAGACGCATTGGACAGATTTAGACAAAGATCGGACAATTCAGTAGAAGAAAGTTACATTTTTTTACCACTTGTAAAAGACCAAAACGATTATACACTTGCAGATGAAATTATTGAAGTACGGCAAATTTTTAGAAGAAGTATTGGTTCAAGATCAGGCGGTGGTGATGGTGGTACATTGTTTGAACCCTTCAATTTAGCATACACAAACACTTATCTTCTTGCAAGTTCTAACATGGGCGGAGTTGCAACATACAATTTGTTCTCCCAATTCCAAGAATTAGTGGGAAGGATGTTTGGTTCATTCATTGAATTTAAATGGAATACTACAACTAAAAAGTTAACCATATTACAAAGACCAAGACAAGGTGAAGAAGTGTTAATGATGGTTTATATGTATAGACCAGATTCAGAATTGTTCAAAGATTATTTGGTAAAAAAATGGATCAAAGACTACACTTTGGCAAAATGCAAGTATATGCTTGGTGAAGCCAGAAGCAAATTTAATACAATAGCAGGTCCACAAGGTGGCACATCTTTGAATGGTGATGCTTTAAAACAAGAAGCCATTGCAGAAATGGATAGACTAGAGCAAGAAGTAAAAACGCAGACTGCTGGTGGACAAGGTTACAGTTTCTTAATCGGCTAATTCCTATTGACATTACCATAATTTTGTTGTATTATCGTTAGATATGCAACATGAAATGATTCCGTTATTCTCCGTGCCTTTGATAAAGATGAACATTGGAGAAATGGATCAAGTGTCACGTGCATGGATACGTGGCTTGGATTATCCATCTCAAAGGACAGGAACAGATCACTCAGATGACGATTTGCCTATGATGAATAGAGGCATGAAAATACTGGAAAAGCCACAAATGAAAGACCTAAGATACAAAATACAAAATGCCTTAAATTACTTTGTAGATGATGTTTTAGGTGTAGTGCAAAATTTTCAAATCACAACAAGTTGGGTCAATAAGACATCCA